GTGTTTGGTCCTTACCCGGAAATCTCGCTTCGAAAGGCGCGAGAGATGCGGGACGATGCACGGATCGAACTGAGGGAGGGGCGCGACCCCGGCCTGGAATACAAGCGTCGCGCAACGCGGCGGGCTGCGGGCGTAGAGGACGATCGCAGGTTCCGGTCGGTCGCGACGCGCTGGCACAGCTTGCAAGAACCCCAGTGGAAGGCAAGGCACGCTCAGGACGTTCTGGGCAGTCTCGAATCGGAAGTCTTTCCTGCGATTGGCGATTTGGAGATCTCGGAACTTCGCCCGGCGCAGATTCGCGAACTGCTGGAAGCTGTTCAATCTCGCGGCGCGATCGAAACCGCACATCGCCTCAGGCAACGTATTTCAGCAGTCTTTCGATTTGCGATTGCGTCGGGGTTGGCGGACATGGATCCTGCGGCTGCCATCGGCGCCGCCTTGCGACCTGTGGTTCGCGGAAAGCAGCCCGCACTTCTGAAGCTGGAGGACGCTCGCGCGTTCCTACGAGCATTCGAGGCGGAACCCGGACATCCGACCACCAATTTGGCGTCACGGCTGCTGGCGCTTACTGCGGCGCGACCGGGTACTATCCAAATGGCCGAGCTTCGGGAGTTCGAGGATCTGGACGGTTCCGAGCCGATTTGGCGCATTCCCGCCGAGAAAATGAAGCTGCAACGGGCTCAGTCAGAATTGGCGGAATTCGAATTCGTTATTCCGCTAGCGAGACAAGCGGTCGAAACAGTGAAGGCTGCGGCGATGCATGCTGTCAGCCGCAAGTTTCTGTTCCCGTCAGCGCGCCATTCGCATCGCCCCATCACGGACAATGCGCTCAATACCGCTTATCGACGGGCACAGGGCTTTGCCGGCCGGCATGTGCCGCACGGTTGGCGCGCAACCTTCTCGACCATAATGAACGAGCGGGCGATCACTCTCGAGCGGCCGGGCGACCGAGCTATCATCGATCTTATGTTGGCGCACCAGCCAGACGGGGTCGAATCACGATACAATCGGGCTGCGTACATGCCTCGTCGGCGACAGCTCTCGCAGGAATGGGCGGACTTGCTCATGGACGGATTCGCGCCAGCAGAAACACTGCTCGACCTTCCCAGGCGCTGATCAATGAGGGAGGTCGCGCTTGAGCCGCGAACGCCTCCCCTCGCCTTCTTGGCGCCGCAGCTTCGATGTCGATGACGCACGAGCGCAGGTTTCAACCATTTACTGGGAGCCGACCGCGAACAACGCGAACATGTTCCAGTTCAGGGATGCCTATCGCGACACTGTGCTTGCTTACGCTGATCTGGTGCGCAAGCCGGGCAAGACACTGCCGATCTCGCTGAACGCACTTCAGGTTCTCAAGGCCCTCTTTGGCTTCATGGATGGCAAGACGGGCCGCTGCGACCCAAGTCTGGACAGCCTCGCCAAGCGCAGCCGCCTTTCCCGCCGTACCGTGGTCCGCCAACTGGAAGTTCTGCGCAAAGAGAACTTGGTCAACTGGGTGCGCCGGACAGTCAAAACCGGCAATGCCCCCGGCGAAGGCCCCAAGCGCCAACAGACCAGCAATGCCTATTTCATCGATCTTGCGAAGCTGCCTGTCGAGATCGGCCGCACGCTGCGCCAAAAGCTGGGCGACAAACTGCGTGAGACGAGCCGTAAGCTGGTAGGCTCAGGCCCGGTGCCGTCGCGCATAGCTGGTAAGACAGCCAAGCTACTCGCGAACATCGCAGGCTCCCTGTCAGCACCCGGAGCCCGCGAGCGCGCCGAACGACGTTCGCTCACCGGCGGCTCGATGGCAGATCGCATGGCGCACATGTACCGGGATGACCCCGCCGCACTGCGGGAACATGAGGAAATGCTCGGTCTTTCTTTTGGGATGAGTGCGAGTGCCAACTTGGCATTGTACCCCTCCCCCAGAACAGAAGAGAGAAAGGACTGAAGGCGCTAGGGCGCCTTCAGGCGTAAGATTTGTATTGCCCCCATGCCTATCGGGAAGTTCCCAGCCCCCTTCGTAGCCCAAGCGGCGGCGGAGTGCGGGGCGGCTTGCGCCGCCCATGGCTGTCAGGGGGGCAAGAGCAACGGCCGTGCCAATTAGCGGCCGTCGTGCAGGCGGAAATGGCGCGTCCGGAGAAGGCGCGAAATCGCACCGCTAGGTGCATCAATCCGCATCAGCGATACTCGGCAGGTATCGGGAGGCCGGCCTAAGCTCTGGGGCGGTTTGCGGAACTCCCCAAAACGCATCAAAACCGACATGAAAAGTGCGCGGGCGAGGTGGGGGGAAAAGCCCGCGCCGAGGGTCGGCAACGAAGGCCTCGGGTCGCGCAATATTGTTACCCTGCCCGATGCGGCGGCACCCTGCCCTCTGACGTTGCCCGATCGGGCCATCGGGCATAGCATCCCCGGCATGTGCAACCTGTACAGGATGACGTCAGCCACAGCCGAGATCGCGCGGCTGTTCGGCGGCACCGTAGATGCTGGCGCGAACGTCGGCGCGGAAGTCTATCCCGGCTATCCCGGACTGGTCATGGCCGATGGGCGGGTGCGCAGCATGATCTGGGGCTTCCCGCTGACGCTCAAGGGCAAGTCGGGTCAGCCGCTAAAGCCGAAGGCAGTGAACAACGCCCGCACGGACAAGCTGACGTCCGGCTTCTGGCGCTCCAGCTTCGAACACCGGCGCTGCCTGATCCCGCTTAGCGCCTTTGCCGAAGCAGAGGGGCCGCCCGGTGCCAAGACCCGCACATGGTTCTCATTACCCGGCGCATCCCTATTCGCCTGCGCCGGCATCTGGCGCGAGAGCGCCGAATGGGGTGCGGTCTATTCCATGGTGATGACCGACGGATCTCCGGCGATCGAACTGATCCATGATCGCATGCCCGTGATCCTCACCGGCGAAATGCAGCATCAGTGGACGACGGGCACGCCGGAAGAAGCTCTCGAACTTTGCGTACCTTACGCCGGCAACCTCGCTGTCGATGCTACAAATCAGCCATGGAACGCATTCAAACCGCCGCGCAACGCTTGACCGACTCAAAGAATGTTCCGCATATGTTCCTCGTTAGGAGACATTCCATGAGCATCCAAGACATCCGCAATGCGGTCGCCCAGGCACTGGAAGTGCGCGGCCTCGATAACCGTGAATTTCTGCGCCAGATTCGATCGGGCGAGCAGGACGATGGTCCATACATGACCGGCGCGTTGGCCTGTGCCAGCCTACAGAAAGAGGCGCTGACCGAGTGAAGTGGCGCGGTACGTCAACGGACTGAAAGTCCCCACCGCCATCTTCGAAGCGGCCGCGTTCCACTACGATGTGAAAGTGTCCTGTCGCTGTGGACACACTGCGGTGTTCGCCCCGCACGGCCTTTGGTGGAAGTTCTATCGCAAGGGCTGGCATGACAATTTTTTCGACGCTCGGGAGCGTTTTTACTGCCGCATGTGCTGGCTGGCGGCAAAGCGCAAAGTCCGACCGATCCGCGTCGAGAGCGTTAAGCAGTTGATCGTGGTCGAACTCCCCCTGCCGGACGAGAGGATTTGGAAGCGTGAACGCAAGCGCTTTCGCGGTTGATGGCTGGGTTGGGCGATGATGGGCCGGGTGCGGAATGTCGGGTTCAATTGTGAAATGCAAGCGCGGCATTACTGAAGCAGTTTTCAAGGAGGTGACCGATGCCGACGGCAGATGAATTTCGACGTGAGTTGGGCGCAATCATCCGGGAAGCCGAGCTTCGTGGCCTCAAGCATGTTGAGATCAATGCGGGCGAACTGCATCGGCAGCTTGGTGGCTATCCGGGAAGTAATCATCAAATGCCGAATTGCTGCCAGGTGATGGAACAAGAGCGCCGCACGTTGGACGAAATCATTTCGAGGCCGCCAAGTGGCAAAGGGGCAAGCCTGACTATACGCTATCATCTGCCACGCTAATTGGGCATTAGGGCCGGTAGCGGAATGTCGGCATTGGGATGGTGGACGCAGAATAGCTGCCCTAATATATCACCATTACCAAGCGCATAAGGATCGAGCATGGCGAAACTACCCGGGATGTTGACGCCAGCGGATTGGGAAGCGCTCTATCATCAGCTAGGGCAAATTATCTCGGATGAGCCGAACATTCCAACCGGCGGCGGACGAGGCTCAATTGAGATTTTACAGTGGTTGGGACGTGCCGAAGCGCTGATAGAGCAAGTCAGCGGCATAGTTGACCACAGCAAATTTGGCACTCTGCGTACCACAATGCTTACGGCCACTCTGACCGACGCCGAAACGCAGATGCGACACATTCGAGGTCTGCTATATACCGCTTTGGCAAAAGCTGAGCTTAGCGCCCCTGCTACCGCGAAAGGCGCATTCATTCCTGCTGGTAATTCGTTCGATGCGCTCACGGCAATTGCGGGTGTTCTGCGCGAGTGTGAAGGTTCAGTGCTTATTGTCGATCCCTACATGGATGCGATTGCACTGACGGACTTTCTACCAATGGTGAAAGAAGGGGTCTCACTACGATTGCTGGCCAGCGGAAAGCAAAAGAACGCAGGACTTCCGGAGGCCGTCGAACGGTGGAAGATGCAATATGCTCAAGCGCGCCCGATCGAACTTCGGCTTGCTGCGCCTAAGTTGCTTCATGACCGACTTATCATGGATGATGTAAGCGTTTGGTCGCTATCTCAATCCTTTAACGCCATCGCACTGCGCTCACCTGCGATGGTGCAACGTGTAGGCGCCGACATCGCATCGGCGAAGCGTGAAGCATTTATCGATATGTGGAATAGGTGTGATGAGAGATGATTTCACGCAAGCGACAGCGCAGCGCTTGGCTAAGCGGGTCGGATATAAGTGTTCAAACCCAGATTGCCGAAAACCAACTAGTGGCCCTGGGGCCGACGGCGGAACCGTAAGCCTTGGTGTGGCCGCACACATAACCGCTGCTTCGTCAGGCGGGCCTCGGTTTAACGAACACCTGACGAACGAAGGCCGACGGGCACCCGAGAATGGCATATGGCTGTGCCAGCAGTGCAGTCGCCTCGTCGATGCAGATGATTCTGCATATGATGTTGCAGATCTGATCGAGTGGAAGACTTTTGCTGAAGCTGCAGCATCAGTAGAACTTCGAGGATACGTGGTCCGAAAGGGGCGGGACTTCGCGGGACTAGAGGCGAAGATGCCAGAACTCATCAAAGAAATGCGGGAAGATATTCGCTCTAAACCCTTCACTAGGGAAATAATCGCCCTGTCCAATGCCGTAACTTACAATCCCGGATCAATTCCATTTTTTTATTATTACCATGAGGACCATGACGAACTTCTCGCCAAACTCCAAATTTGCGAACATTATAGCGCGATTTACGATGTTCGTCGTAATCAAGTCCCCCGCTGGAACCTGACCGAGGACTTCGCGGAATACTTGTTAGGAATGTAAGTCCACAATGGTCACCGGCCCTTCGAACAGATTGCTGCTTGCCCTCGTATAACGGCAGCTTTCGGGAATTGGACAGACCGGGCTGACCGGCAACAAAGGGCGTATTACCGACACGGTGCCCGTATCGGCCACTGCAAGCCCTAAGCCGCCGCCTTAACCCTCTCCCTAAACCGCACCGCCTCAACGCCCAACATATCGTTGAGTTCAAGGAACACGGATTGCAGCGGTTCGATCTCCAGTTCGAAGAAGGCGTCGGTGGCCTTGGTAACATCGCCAAAGCCGCCGGCGTTAGCCGGCACGATGCCGAGCAACTGCGGCGGCACCCGGTGCGCAGCCAGCACGTCGTCGCGCGTCGTGTTCTTGATGCCGAGGAATTCATCCTTGGCCCCGGCCTCGGCAATCGGCAGCAGCTTGATTGAGTTTTCCTTGCCGTCCGGGGCGTGGATGAACAGGTTGCGGAAATTGCCCGGTCCCTTCGACTTCTTCAGCGCCTGCCGGATGGCTTCCACGTCACCGTCCGCGAACTGGCCGGTCGCGTGGAGAATATAGCCCGCGTGGCTCCCGTTCTCGTAATAGCGGCGGCGGAACAGCGTGGCGTTCTCGTTCAGCAGGGCTGACTGCAATGCAGAGAGGTATTCGGGCAGGCCATAGATCTCCTGATTGACGTCGGGCGCCATCAACTGATGCACGCTGCCCGGCTCGAACTCGGTTTCGTTCTGGAAGCTGGGCACCCACCAGAAGCGGCCCGGCTCCACGCCGCGCCGCACGTACTTCGCAAGGCAGTGGTCGATACGCAGCACGCCGCCCAGGCGGTTGCGGACCTGCTGGACATAGGCGTTGCCCATCACGAGATAGTCCTGCACCAGCCCGGCAAAAGCCTTGCGGCTCAGGCGCGACGCGGGATCGAGGCTGGCCGCCAGCATGTTGCGCTTCAGGATGATCGCGCTCGAATGGTGCGGAGAGGCGCGATAGGCCCGCGCCAGTCCGTCCAGCGGGATTGGCGGCTCATACCAGCGCGAATTGTGCCAGCATTCCAGCATGTCCAGCATCGTGGCCCGGCTCAGCACCGGCTCGGGATCCCCGAAGGTGAACGCCTCCACCGCGCCACCGCCCTCTCCCGCCGGCTCGATCGCGCCCTTGGAAGCCGCGGCCGATTCGTGCTGGCTCATGGTCCGCACATTCTGGCGGCGCGTACGCTTGCTCATTCGATGATCTCCATCGTGCTCTTGGGCTTTTCCTTGCCGTCGAGCGGTTCGTTCATGAGGATGTGCATGGTTGCCCACGCAAGGTCGGCGTGGCCGTCGCCACCGCCGCGCCCGGCCTTGAAGGTGACGTTGCGGCCGCTAGTGGTCAGCGTCTTCTTGATCGACACGAAGGCCGAAACGATATCGAGATAGCCGACGTCGAACAGCAGGCGTCCGCGCCGAATCACGTTCTGGGCCTTCATGATCATCTGCGCCTTGAGTTCGAGCGAGTACTCGATCTTGGCCACCGCGCAGCCGGGCATGGCGCCGGGCTTCGCCAGCAGCTGGTAAACGCCGGCGCCCACGCCGGTCGCGTCGATGCCCAGATAGGTGCAGTTGTACCGGCTGAGCATCGCCTTGATGAATTCAGCCTGCTGTTCGAAGTCGAGCCCGCGCAGCGGGTGCCGCTCCAGAATGCGGAACTGCCCGCCTTCCACCTGCGGCGGCGCCGCGATGACCAGCGCGGCATTGTCGCCGTTCTCGCTTTCCTGCGGATCGTAGCCCGCCCAGACCGCGCGGTTGCCATAGGGGCGCGCCGCTTCGATGTTGAAGTCGGTCCAGTCGACAAGGCTGTCGGCACCGCAGGCGATCATGTCGTTGAAGCGGAAGGCCGACTGGCTGTCGTCCACGAAGTCGCACATGAACAGGTTCGCGAATTCGTCGGGCGCGTACTCGTCCTTGAGTTCGTCGATGTCGAACAGGTCGCAGCCGCCCGCCTCGGCGTCCATGATGTTGACGATGTGGCGCCAGATCCGGTCAGGGCCTACGCTGCCCGCCGCAAGCGCGGCATGGCTGACGTCGATCGAGACGCGCTCTTCCTTCTTCCGGCGCCGGTTGCGGCGCTCGCCGGTCCAGTAGGGATAGGCCGGATGGGCCACGCTGGACGGCGTTGAGAAGTAGGTTTTGCGCCACTTCTTGTGCGTCGCCATGCCCGAGGCGACCTTGTTCAGTTCCTCGAACGAGTGGACCCAGAAGAATTCGTCGAAATAGAAATTGCCGTGGCGGCCCTGCGCCGTGCGGAAGTTGGTGCCAAGAAAATGCAGTTCGGCCGCCGCCTCTTCCTCCGGCCGCAAGTCCGAAGTGATCAGCATCGGATCGCCGCCCAGCGTCACGCCCACCAGCTTGGCGAAGCTGACGATATAGCTGCGGAACTGGTGCGCCTGGGCTTTCGATGCCGACAGGAAGATCTGGTTACGGCCGGTCTCGATCGCGTCGATCAGGGCTTCAAAGGCGAAGTAGTACGTCGCGCCGATCTGGCGCGATTTCAGGATCATGCGGGTGCGCTGGCTCAGCGCGTTCCACCACGTCAGCTGGTAGTCGTAGAGACCCTCAAGGAAGATGCGCTTGAGTTCGGCCGCCTGCTCGGCCGTGAAGTGGTTTTTCTTCGGCTTCTTGCGCGCCCCGGCGTTCCGGTTGCCCACCTTTTCGTTAAGGTCACCGCTATGGCCGCCGGGCTGCTCATAGCGGCGCACGCGGGCAAGGCTTTCGATCTGGCGCGCCAGCGCGTCCATCTCGACCAGATCCGCGCTGGTCTTCTTCTCTTTCGCGATCAGCGTCAGCAGGCGGATTTCCAGCCCGTCCTCGATCTTGCTGATCGAGGGGGCATCGTCCCACCTGTCGCGCTGCTTCCACGATTCAATCGTGGCGCGCGGGATCGCCTTGCCATTGCCGCCAGCAACGCCGTGCAGCGCGAATTCCGCCGCGATCTGGCTCACGCCCCACCCGCGCCAGTAGAGGCTGCGCGCATGTCGGCGGGGATCGAATTTCCACGCTGCGGTCAGGCCGCCGGGTTCAGGTTGGTAGGGCATGGCGGCGACCATGGCCCGCAATTTGCCCCCCGATCACCGCCATCCATTTGGACGGCCGCCCGACCAAATGCTGCCCCTTGAGAGAACGCGCCAGACCCGCCCTTTTGGTCCCGTCAAAGCCCCCGCCTCGCTGCCGAGCAACTCAGGGAACCGGAACCGAACATGGCAAAGAGCAAGTTTTTCCGCGTCTTCGTCGAAGGCTTCACCGCCAGCGATGGCCGCAAGATTGAAGCCTCGTGGATCGAGGACATTGTCTCGACCTTCAACGTGGGCACCTACACCCCGCGCATCAACTGCGAACACATCAAGGGCTTCAGCCCCGAACCGCCGTTCAATGCCTATGGCAGCGTCAGCGCCGTGAAGGCCCAGACCGATGAACTGGTGATCGACGGTGAGACCGTGCGCCGCCGCGCCCTCTACGCCCAGATCGAGCCGAACGAGCAGCTGCTCAAGATCAACAAGCAGGGCCAGAAGATCTTCACCTCGGTCGAGATCTCGCCCGACTTCGGCGGCACCGGCAAAGTCGGGCTGATCGGCCTTGCCGTGACGGACAATCCCGCCTCGCTCGGCACCGAAGCGCTGTCGTTCTCCGCGCTCAAGCCGATGTTCGACGCGCGCAAGCAGCACCCCGACAACCTGTTCTCGGCCGCGATCGAGGCAGACATCGGCATGGAAGATGGGCCAGCTGACACTGCCGGCATGGCCGAGGCCGCGAAGTCCGGCATCCTTGCTGCCTTCGCAACCATGTTCAAGACCGAGAAACCGAAAGAGCAGGCCGCGCCCCCCAAGGCGCCCGCCAACGACAACAGCTTCGACGTTGCCGCCTTCAGCACTGCGCTGGGCGAACAGGTCGTGCTGGCGGTCAAGCCTGCCTACGACACAATCGCCGAACTTCGGGCGGATTTCGCCAAGCTCAAGGCCCAGCTGGAATCCGAGGAACAGCCGCAGGACTTCACCCGCGCCCCGGCCACCGGCGGCGGCGGCAACGCCACGTTCCTGACCGACTGCTGATCAGCCGCCACCCCTCCCCCGCGCCCCTCCCCGCACGCCCGCCTTTCACCGGAGTACCTTCGCATGCAGACTTCCACCCGCCTGCTTCTTCACGCCTTCGTCGCGCAGGTCGCGAAGCTGAACGGCCTGCCCGCCGCCTTCACGGCGGTGCCGGGCAAGCTGGACGAATTCAACGTCTCGCCCGCCATCGAACAGCGCCTGCAGGCCAAGCTGCGCACGATCAGCGACTTCATGTCGCGCATCAACGTCATGCCCGTGGTCAACCAGCAGGGCAGCCGCGTCGGCGTGGGCGTGAACCGCTCGCTGGCAAGCCGCACCAACCGCGCCGCCGGCAACCGTCGTTCGCCGGGAGACGTCACCGGCTCCGACCAGATCGACCAGTACCTCTGCAAGAAGACCGACTACGACTACGCGTGGTCCTACGAACTGCTCGATGCATGGGCGCACATGCCCGAGTTCCAGCAGCTGTGCCGTGACGCGGTGCTGGCGCAGAAGGCAGAGGACATCATGTGCATCGGCTTCAACGGCGTGGACGCTGCCGTGGAAACCGACCGCGATGCCTTCCCGCTGCTGCAGGACGTCAACTATGGCTGGCTGCACAAGATCCGCAACTATGCCGCAAGCCGCGTCATGGCCCACGGCACGAAGGACACCGCCAAGATCTACGTGTCGGCAGACGGCACGGCCGACTACGCGAACCTCGACGCGCTGGTGTTCGACGCGATCCAGAACCTGATCCACGAACGTTTCCGCACTGCGACGGACCTTGTCGTGATGGTCGGCGGCGATCTCGTCCACGACAAGTATTTCAAGATTATCGAGGAAGCCGGCAACACCGCCACCGAACAGGTCGCGCGTGACGTGCTGATGTCGAGCCGCCAGCTGGGCGGCAAGCCGACCGTGCAGGTGCCGTTCTTCCCGACCGGCTCGATCCTCATCACCAGCTTCAAGAACCTGTCCTACTACTGGCAGATCGGCACTGCCCGGCGCGCCATTCTGGACAACCCGTCGCTCGATCAGATCGATAACTTCGAAAGCATCAACGACGCCTTCATGGTCGAGGAATACGGCAAGTGCGCCCTCCTCGAAAACATCCAGCTCGGCCCGAAGGCGTAAGCCTTCCGCCGCCGCCCGCCCTCATCGAGCAGGAACGACATCATGACACCCGCACGTCTCCACCGGGAGCGCATGGCCGCCCTTGCCGCAGCCCAAACCGCCGACCCGAAGCCGGTCGTCACCTCCGCTGAGGGCGGGCACTCCACTTCCGCGCCTGCCCATGCCACCACTGCCGAACGCACGCCCGCGATGATCTATCGCGAGCGTGCGGCGGCCGAAGCCATCGTCGCCGCGCCCGAACGGGCCACGTCCGCCGAACAGCGTACCTCCGCGCAGATCGTCCTGCGCTTCACGCATGACCTGCGCCGCCTCAAGGCCATCCGCTCGATCGACCGCAAGATCGAGGCGAAGCGCGAAATGCTGCCCGAATACGCCGCGTGGATCGAAGGCCTGCTCGCCGCCGATGCCGGCGTTGGCGCGGGCGTTGCCGCCGAAGTCCTGCCAACCTGCATGGTCTGGCTGATCGACGTCGGCGAATTCGGCCAGGCGCTCGACCTTGTCCCCTTCATCTTCCGCCATCAGGTCGCCATGCCCGCGCGCTACAAGCGCGACGCGGCCACCGTAGTGGTCGAGAATATCGGCAATGCGGCCCATAAGGCCCACAACCTCGGCCATCCTTTTCCGCTCGATATCCTCGAACGTGTCGATGATCTCACCGCCCACCTCGATCTCCATGACGAAGTCCGCGCCAAGCTGGTGAAGGCGATCGGCATCGAGCAGCTGCGCGCGGCCGAGGAACTGCCCGCCGATGAAAGCAAGGCCGCGCTGGAAGCCACCATTGCCACGCTGCGCGATGCCCAGCGCCTCAATGACCGCATCGGCGTGAAGGATCGCATCAAGCGCGCCGACAAGCTGCTTTCCGCCGTGACCGCAGCCGAAACCGCCCAGACCACCGAACCCGGCGGCCCTGCCGCCTGACAAGCTCGCCCCCGGCGCTCAGGGGCGGATCGCGCGATGCGGGAGGCCTTCGGGCCGCAGGGCCGCCATCTGCCCCGGTCCCCACCCCTGTTAGCCGGCGGGGTGCGCGGAGACCCTCATGTCTTTCGTATCGCTACCGCCCTCTACCGAGATCGAACAGTCGCCGTCGACGGAACAGGCCGTCATCAACGACGGCTTCTTCCCCGACGTCGATCCCGCTGCCGTGCGCGAAGAGGCCCGGATCCCGACCAGCATCACGCCGGCGCGGCTGCGCGCGGCGATCCTCGGTGCGATCATGACCGTGGGCAACGACCTTGCCGCCTATGCCGCCGCCCGCAAGGTAGGCGGCTATGCCACGCTGGCCAGTGTCCCGGCCGAACAGCTGGATGGCCAGAGCGTGCAGCTGATCCGCTATCAGCGTGCGGTCGCCCTCTACGCCAAGGCCGAACTGGTCGAACGCCACCGCGACTTTGACACGACGGCCGCCGGCAACGCGCAGGGCGAGGATCTCACCGCCTCGATCGGCGATCTGCGCCGCGATGCCATGCACGCGGTGCGCGATATCCTCGGCAAGCCGCGCACTACGGTCGACCTGATCTGATGGCCGCACAGCAGCGCCTTACCGCGAAGGCCGGCGACAAGCTGGACCTCTTGCTCTGGCGCGATGCCGGGCTTGGCATTGCCGATCTGGCGCGCGTTCTCGACGCGAACCCCGGCCTGGCTGATCTCGGCCCCATCCTCCCCCTCGGCACCGTCGTGATCGTCCCGGCCTCGGCCGATGCCGGCACCGCGCAAGTGCTGCCCCTCGTCCAACTCTGGAGCCTTTGAATGTCGGACTTTCGCAGCATCCTTGAAACCACGGCTGAATTCGTCGGCTCGCTCACGCCCTCGCTGATCGGCTCGGCCGTCGCGCAGGCATGGAAGCCCGGCCTGCCATGGCGCCAGCGCTTCCTGCAGTGGGCAGTGGGCTCCACGGTCAGCTATTACGCCACGCTCGCGATCGTCGCCGTGACGGACTGGAACGGCTTTGTCGCCCAGTCGATCGCCTTTGCCATCGCCCTGCTCGCCTTTGACGCCACCCCGCGCGTCTCCAGGGCGGTGATCGATGCGCTCACCAGCCTTCCCGGTCGCCTCGCAGACCGCTTCCTCCCGAAAAAGGACTGATCGCCATGGCCACCAAAGCCAGCCCTTCACTGCGCCGCCGCGCGCTTACCTCGCCCGATGCCTTTTTCGCCGCCCTGCGCAGCGTCACCGGCTCGCTGACGCAGGCGCAGGTCAACATCGTCAACGCCATCCTCGTCGCCGGCGCTATCTGGCCGGCGGGCTGGATGGCCTACGCCCTCGCCACCGCGTGGCACGAAGCCCGCTTCAAGCCCCAGCGCGAATGGGGGCTCGGCAAGGGCAAGCCTTATGCCGCCGCCGGCAAATACGGCCAGTCGCAATACGGGCGCGGCCTTGTCCAGCTGACGTGGGATCGCAATTACGAGTGGGCGGACAAGGCCCTTGGCCTCGGCAGCACCCTGCTCAAGAACTTCGATCGCGCGCTTGAAGCCGATATCTCGGTGCGGATCCTGATCATGGGCATGGAAGCAGGCGCCTTCACCGGCCGCAAGCTGGCCGACTATGTCAGCCCCACCGGCACCCATTCCGAATTCATCATGGCCCGCCGCATCATCAACGGCACCGATCGGGCCGATGACATCGCCAGCTATGCCGATCGCATCCAGTCGGCACTCATCAAGGCAGGTTGGGTGTGACGCTGGGCCTGACCCAGTTCGGTCTGACCCATATCGCTCTTGCCGGTGCGCTCGCTTCGTGCGTCGCCGGCATTGGCGGTTTCTTCTACGGCACGCACGTCGGCGCCGCGCAAGAACAGGCCGCCCAGAAGCGCGCGGACGATGCCGCCGAAGCGGTGCGCGCCAAGCTACAGGGCCAGATCGACGCCTCCACAGAGCGCAGTCAGGCCGCCGAATACACCCGGCAGGCCAACGTCAGGGAAATCTACCATGAAAGCCAGAAGGTCGTTGAACGCCCGGTCTATCGCAATGTCTGCGTTGATGCTGATGGCGTCAGCCTGCTCGACCGTGCAGCCGACGTCGCGAACGGCGCGGGTGTCGCCAGCGCTGCTGGTGGCGCCGGCGCAACTGCCAAAGGTGCAGCGCAGTAGCGTCGGCACCATGGACGGCGCCGACGCCCATAACAGCCTGACCGCGCTCTATGACGTCGCCGGCCAGATCCGCGCGACGCTGATCGAACTCCAGGCACAAGTCCGCACCGCTATGGGAGGCACCGATGCAGAAGGCCGATAGGCTGCGCCGCTGGCTCACCGCCTATATCCCGTACCTGAAAGTCCACCCGGACAAGCTGCAGATCTACATCGAGAGCGGCACCGTGAACGCGCGCCGCTCTGCCACGCTGTCGTTCGCCTATGGCTACACCGTGAAGGCACTCTTCATGGACTACGCGGGCGATGCCAATGACATCATCGTGCCCCTGCTGGCGTGGATCCAGCGCGAACAGCCGGCCCTGCTGCGCAAATCGGACAGCCAGCCTTTCGGCTTCGAAGCGCAGCTGCTCGACGCAGAGACGGCCGACGTGGAATTCTCGATCGACCTGACCGAAAGCGTGCTGGTGAACCTGCGCGCGGACGGCAGCGGCTACGATATCACCACGCTGCCCGAACCCGATTTTACCGATACCTTTGCCGGCGTCACCGCGACCTTCAGCGACGCGATCGTCGGTGATGAAACGCTGATGCTGGGCGGCACGGACTGATGGACGATCTGGGGGAACTGGAGCGCATTGCCGGCGCCATCCTGCGCGGCCTTGAGCCCGGCCCGCGCCGCGCGCTGATGCACCGCATGGCGCGCGACCTTGCCGCCAGTCAGCGTAGGCGCATTGCCGCCCAGCGCGATCCCGCCGGCGCCGCGTTCGAACCGCGCAAGCAAAAGGCACCGCCCGTCCAGAGCCGGGGCGCCGCATGTTTCCTCTACCCGGCCCACGGCAGCGGCGAGCCGCGCCGCGTGATCATGAAAAGCTTCACATGGGGCACCGGCCGCATGCTCACCGGCTTCGATATCGAGGCCGGCGATATCCGCACGTTCGAATTCGACAAGATCGTGAAGTGGCTCCCCGTCCCGGAAGAACACCGCAACACCACCGGCAGCAGCCTGCGCCGGCAGGGAAGCCTGCGCCGCAAGGCCATGTTCCGCCGCCTCGCCAGTTCGCGCTTCCTGCGTTCCGGCGTTGATGATCAGGGCATTTGGGTGGGCTTCACCGGGAAAGTTTCGCAGATCGCTGAGGTTCACCAGTTCGGCTTGCGGGACAAGCCATCCCTACGCGCAAAGGCAGTTGCCTATCCGCAGCGCCAATTGCTTGGGGCTACGGCTGCAGATCGCGAGCGACTACTGGACGCCCTGCTCGCGCAAATGTCCCAAGATAGCAGGGTTTGAAGCGGTCACGGACCATCTTGTTCGGGCCCTTGAACGACGGCACTTGGCTCAAAACGAAGTTACCATCATGCAGTAACATTGGAGCGAAAAAGCAATGTAGCATCACGCCTCGGACACCGAAGTTCAGGAAGTTAATTGATCTTTTTCCCTTCTGACGTATGCCAGCATCCAATTATGGAGGCAGCTATGAAATCAGCGGTTTACGCGATCGCCGCAATTGCGACCTTAATTTCGCCATGCGCAGCGATCGGCAAAGAAGTTCGAGTCCGCTGCGACATGCTGAAGTCACGTGCATACACCAACAGCGCGAAGTTGAACGACACGCTAAATGCCCAACAGCAGACCTCCATACGCCATTACATATTTGATGACGCAACCCGTCGGGTATGGCTTGTCGCTAATGGCGTTCGCCAACCGATTTGCAACACTGGCCAGAATTGCACGCTGAGTTACACCGCCGAAAGCATTGTCTTTGCAGATAACATCTACCCGCTGGCCCCGAACCGAACGACAATTGACCGCCTTGCGGGAACAATCGAGCATCAAGCTGACACTTTCAACAGTCAGGGAAATCTGCTCTTTCGCTTCATTTTCAGCGGGAAATGTTATCCGGAGAGCGTCACAAACCGCAAATTCTGAAGCAATTGCAATGTCATCCGGCATCGGCAGCGACTGGCATTGAAGGCTCCGGCAACGCTTACTCGGCATCCGTCCAGTCGTTTGGCAAATCCAGCCCGATTGGCGCATAAAGCGGGCGAGCGGTATCGGTCCACGAATGTCAGTCCTTGACCTTTAGCAGCGATAATCCATTTGGCCTGCCGCCCAGCCAAATGCCGGGGGATAGCGCCCGCCCCCTCGCCTCCGCGACATGGGCGGCATGGCCGATGCATCCTACACCGCTGTTGACCTGTCCCGTCTCGCCGCGTCGGACGCCGTAGAGGAACTCGATTTCGAGACGATCCTCGCGGACGCCATCGCGAAGATGCGCGAATATATGGCCGAAAGCGGCCTGACCTTCGCGGCGCGCAACAGCGATCCGGCCACCAAACTCCTGCAGGCCTTCTCCTACTTCGCCCAGCTGATGCGCCAGCGCATCAACGAGGCGGTTCGCGCCGTCATGGTCGCCAGCGCCACCGGCAATGATCTCGACAACGTGGCCGCGAACTTCGGGGTTACCCGCCTGACGATCACGCCGGCAGACGAAGATACCGGCACCGCCGCCGTCATGGAAAGCGACACGGACCTGCGCCGCCGCGTTGTGCTGGCGCCCGAGGGCTATTCCGTCGCCGGGCCGGAAGGCGCCTATATCTTCCACACGCTGTCAGCCGATTCTGACGTTCTCGACGCGACCGCCACCAGCCCTTCCCCCGGCCAAGTCCTCGTCACCGTGCTTTCGCGTACCGGCAACGGCGCCGCGCCGCAGGCGGTGCTGGACACGGTCGAATCCTACCTGTCGGCCGCCACCCGCCGTCCGCTCACCGACCTTGTTACCGTGCAGTCGGCCGAGATCGTCGAGTATGCCGTCGATTACGACCTGACCGCCTACAGCGGCCCCGATCGCGATGTCGTGTTCGCCACCTCCAAGGCGCAAGTCGATGCCTATGTCGCGGACAGCCACCGCCTCGGCCGCGATATCACCATTGCCGCGCTGCACCGCGCCGCGCTCGCCGAAGGCGCGCAGAACGTCCTGCTGCGCTCCCCCGCCGCTGACATTCCCATCAGCCGCCAGCAGGCGCCCTATTGCACGGGCGTGACGGCACGCTTCGCGGGCAACGGCGAATGACCTATCCGACCATCCTTCCCCCCGGTTCGACGACGCTCGAAAAAGCGCTGGAACAGGTCGCAGCCTCCATGCTTGATCTGCCGGAACTGGTGCGCGCAGTCTGGTCCCCGCACGATTGCCCGATCGAACTGCTGCCGTGGCTCGCCTGGGGCTTTTCCGTCGATGTCTGGGATGCCGACTGGCCGGAAGCAACCAAGCGTGAAGCCGTGGCGGGTGCCATTGCCTCGCACCGCCTCAAAGGCACGCCGGCCGCCGTGCGCACCGTGATTGACCGTGTCGATCCGCTGATCACCCTCGTCGAATGGTTCGACGATCAGGACACCATGGAGCCCTTTACCTTCCGGCTCGACCTGCCCCTGATCGCTGACACCAGCATTGCCTATGACGAAGCGCTGATCGCCCAGCTGGTGCGCGACATTACCACGGTCAAACCCGTCCGCGCGCACATGCAACTGGTGTTCCGCCTCTTTGCCGAAGCCAACGCATGGCTGGTGTCCGGCACCCAGATGGGCGGCGTGATCCGCCTCGATAGCACGGCCGACACCGCTTCCGCGCTCGATCCCAGCTGGGCGCTCTTCATCCAGACCGAAGATGGCGAGCCGATCCAGTTCGACGATGGCCAGCTTCTGGAGCTTTGAATTCTATGGACCCCATTCAGATCATGGTGACCAACGCCGGGCTCGACGTTCTGGTCAACGCCCAGAGCGGCAGCACCGACGCGATCAAGGTCACGTCAGTGGGTATCACCGCATCCCCGTTCGTCATGGCCCCCACGCTCACCGCCCTGCCCGGCGAGTTCAAGCGCATCGACGCGGTCTCGGGCGAATCTGTCAGCGCCAACGTCATCCACATGACCGCGCAGGACAGTAGCGAGGACACTTACGAAGTCCGCGGCGTTGGCCTCTATCTGGAAGACGGCACCCTGTTCGCCGCTTACGGGCAGGACACCGCGATCTTTCAGAAGCTGACCATGTCGTTCTTCGTCATGGCGCTCGACATCGCCTTTGTCGGCAGCGTGGCGGGAAGCATCGAGTTCGGCGACACCAGCTTCCTGATGCCGCCCGCCAGCGAGACGGTGAAAGGCGTTGCCGAGATCGCCACGCAGGACGAGGTGGACACCGGGGCCGACGACACCCGCATCGTCTCCCCGCTCAAGCTGAAAACCCGCCTCGCCGCGCTTGCCGGCACCATTAACACCACGATCGGCGCCGCCGTCACGTCGATGACGGATGCGATTGCGACGCTCACCGGCCGCAAGATCGTCGGCGGCGGACTGGCCAGCGGCGGCGGCGACCTGTCGGCAGATCGCACCATCACCGTCACCGAGGCGACTGCGGCAGAAATCACCGCCGGCACCGCGACTGACAAAGTGGTCACGCCGCGCCGCCTCGGCCCGATCACGATGCTGCTGCAGCAGAACGGCTTCATCCGCTTCTTTGGGTTCCAGATGGCATGGGGCCGTTTCAGCGCGGCTGCGAATGCCACCACGCCCGTGCTGTTCGCCGAGAAATTCCCCAACGCCTGCTTTTCGGCTGTGGTCAGCGGTGTGACGAACCTCGGCACCGGATCGCAGGACAACACCCCTGCCGTCATCGGCTCATCGATCACTGCGGAAGGCTTCTCGGTCTTCAACGCCGACGATGAGGCCGACCTCACCTGTTACATCGCCGTGGGATTTTGATCCGTGCCTAAACTCAGCCAAATCCCGAATGTCTCGGTCTATCTCGACTTCGACGGCACCCGCAAAGTCTCGGACATGCTGGCCGGGGGCTATCAGTCCGTGGCGAACGCTGCTGCCCGTACCGCCCTTGGCGCGCAGTTCCGCGCCGCCGGCATGCTGGTGAACGAACGCGACACCGGCACCGTCTACCAGCTGGCCGACGCGGCGAACGGCACGTGGGCCCGCTGGAACCTCTATCCGCAGTTCCAGCCCACCGGCTACCAGCGCGCCGGATGGCCCGTTTCGTTCGTCGATAGCGCCCGGCGCCTGCTGTTCGGCATTCGCCGCGATGGCACCGGCTACCTTGCGGGCAAGCAGATCGCGACGAAAAGCGACCTGCCCACCGCAACCAGCCCGCTTGCCACGTACAGCCGCGCAGGCTGGCCCGTGGCTATCACCGACAGCGCGCGCCGCCTGTTGTTCGGCGTGCGCCGGGATGGTCAGGCCTATGCCGGGGGCAAGCGCCTGGCACGTGCCGAGGAACTGCCCGCCAACGTCACCAACCTGACCGGCTATGCCCGCTCGGGCTGGCCGGTGGCGCTGACCGATAGCGCCCGTCGTCTGCTGCTGGGCGTGCGCCGGGACGGTACGGTCTGGGCAGGCAAGAAGCGCCTCGCCTTCGTGGACGAGATCGGCAGCGGCGCGACCACGCCGCCTGCAACCTACATTCCGCCGCTACTCGCCCCCGTCTCGCTGACCGCCTGCGCGCTGGGCGACAGTCTCACGGCCGGCACCGGCGGCACGGCTTGGGCCACCCAGCTTGCCGCGCTGATCGGCGGCGGCTTCTCGGCCTCTATCTACGGCTATGGCGGGCGTAAGTCGCATCACATCGGCGGCCGGGTGGGCACGACGCTCACTTTCGTGACGGCCAGCGGCGGCGCGATCACCGGCAACGGCGGCGTCACCACCATCACGGCGGTGTCCAACGATCTGCTCTGGTATCCCTCCAACGGCGTGCAGACCGAAAAGGGCGTGATCGTCGGCTTCGGCGCCAGCATCCACGGCACGCTGACGGGAACGACGACCAGCGGCGTTACCGCCTACACCTTCACCTCGGACGCCGGGACCACCGCCATCAAGTGCGGCCCGGAAACCCTGTTCATTCCGGACAACCGCGCGGCCATCACCGGCAACGAATTGTGGTGCGCCCCCGGCCGCAACAACTACGATGATCCGGCCACGGTGAAGGCCAATCAGGATGACATGATCGCCTTCTACCGCCCGATGGTGAAGCGCATCATGCTCTTCGCGGTCATCAATGGGAATTACAGCGGCGAATACGCGGGCGGTGCGAACTGGGAGATCGTGCGCGATCTCAACTACGACCGGCGCCAGAAGTACCCGAACCACTTCGTCGTGGACAGTCAGGGCCGCGACCTGCGCGAGCGTCTGGTGGCCAGCTACGATCCCACCCTGTCGCTCGATGTCCACGCGCATGAGAACGACTATCCGCCGCACTCGCTGCGTTCGACCTCGGCCAACGTCACCACCCTGTCGGCAGACGTGAACGACAGCGCCACCGTGCTGACGGTGACGGACGGCGCCAGAATCCACGACAATGCGCTGCTGATCATCGGCACCGAAAAGATGGCGCTGGTCGGTCGCTCCGGCAACCAGCTGACCGTCACGCGCGGATACGCCGGCACCACGCCCGCAGCGCATGTCGCCGGCGATGCCATCGCCACGGACGACAAGGTCCACCTCAACACCGCCGGATACGGCGTGTGGGCGCAGATCGGCCTCGAATTCCGCCAAGCCACCATCGTTTAAGGAGACGCCCCGTGTTCCAGGTGCAGACCACCGACTATACCCACGCCGACACGTCGGTGCCCAAGATCTACAGGAAGAGCCACCTTTCGGCAGGCAGCAGGGTCTGTCTCGACTTCCTCGATCCCCAGACTTACGGCCTCGCGGAAACGGGCGCCGTGCCCTCGCAGATGGCCGTTGGGTCCAGCTTCAAAGACCTGACGGATGCCGCCGCGAACTGCCCGATGACGACGCCGGCCGCTGTGCTGGTCAACGGCGCAGGCCTGAAGTTCACCGCCGCCACCGGCCAGTATGTCGCGCTGCCTGACGCTGCCAAGCTGGCCGCCGGCGCAACGCTGTTTGCCTTCGGCGCATGGATCAAGAGCCGCGACAACTCGGGCGACGCCAACCTCTATTCGCCTATCGCGGGCTTCCTCACCAACACGCAAGTCGCGAACTGCCAGTGGGTCATCCAGCGCGCGCAGGCAAACGGCGGCACCAGCTACACCGGCCAGTGCTCCGTTTCCTCGGTCACCGTCACCGTCGCCAACGATGAAGTCGCCTGCATCCTGTGGGTCGGGTCCGTCTCGGCCGGAAAGCTGACTGTGCGTGGCTACAAGAACGGCGTGCTGATCGGCACCCAGACAGCGGCGCTGACCGATGGCGTTCTGCCGGTGCCGGTCGCAACGCCCCGCGTCGGTCACGTCAACGGCTACAACCAGTCGTGCAATGCCGAGGTCGGCATGTTCACCTTCGAAGACCTCAGCGCCGGGCACCTGTCCGAAGCCGAGTTTGTCTCGCGCTTCTATGCCGACAATGTCGGCCGCTACGCCTGATTGATGATGAAATGCGGCGGCACCTTCCCGGCGCCGCCATTGCCCTCTACGGAAGGGGGCTTCGGATGTTCCCGCATCTCGAAACCAGCGAGCCTGCACTCGCACTCTCAGGGCAGCACGCCTGTCCCTTCGAATACCCTTCCGCGTCTCAGGCGCGGAAGGGACATCGTGCAGGAAAACTATCATGTCTACCCCTTTTGTTCTCACTCGCCCCGTTTCTCCCCCGGCCGGATACATCGGCGGAAAACGCAACCTTTCCAAGCGCATCTGCGCCATCATTGATCGCACCCCGCACAGCAGCTATGCGGAACCTTTCGTGGGCATGGGCGGCATCTTCCTGCGCCGCACGCGGCGGCCGAAGGCAGAGGCGATCAACGATATCTCGGGCGATGTGGTGGGCCTGTTCCGCTGCCTTGCCGAACACTACCCTTACCTTGTCGATATGCTGCGCTTCCGCGTCTCAAGCCGCGCCGAGTTCGAGCGGTTGCTGGGGCAGGATCCCGATCGCCTGACCGACCTGCAACGCGCCGTGCGTTTCCTCTACATCCAGCGCCAGGCATTCGGCGGCAAGGTTTCCGGCCGCAACTTCGGCGTGCGCGCTGACGCCCCTTCGCGCTTCGACGTCGGCAAGATCGAACCGATGCTGGCCGATATCCATGACCGCCTGCAGTCGGTTACGATCGAGCGCCTGCCCTATGCGGATTTCATCCGCCGGTATGACCGGGACGGCGCCCTGTTCTACCTCGATCCGCCCTATTGGGCCTGCGAGAAGGACTACGGCCCCGACGTCTTCACCCGCGCCGACTTCGCCGCGCTTGCCGACCAGCTGGCCAGCATAAAGGGCAAGTTCCTCATGTCCCTCAACGACAACGAGGGCGTGCGCGAGACGTTCGGCCGGTTCATGATCATGCCGATCGATACGACCTACCAGATCGGGGCAAAGTCCCGGCCGGCGCGGGAGGTGCTGATCAGCAACTTCCCGCTGGCGGCGAACGACGGATAAGCCGCCGATCCCGCGCTCGGAGTGGCAGCTATCACGATTTTTTCGCGATATGCTGTCATTCCGGACACGCCGACATAGCGGTCGTGGCTTTAGCGAGATAAACGTTCGGGATGGGAACGCTGACGCACGAACATCGCACCGTTGGGTATCAGTGGGCATCGGACGTTGCCTTCGATGGCATTCGCCTAGAGGTCCTATCAGACGAAGGAGAAATCCTCTTTGATGTAAGCGTTCCGAACACCGGGCCGATCACAGTCAATACCTTCGGCAAAGAGATTGCCGCAGATCTGATGATGATAGCGGTTCAGACGGCGAAACGTCAGCGATAGCAATCGCTGCCTCGGAGGCGGAATGGCGGATTTTTAGAGTTTTAATCTGATACCTGCCGTTCCGAACACGCCAACTTTATGGCCGTTCAGCGTGACCTCTTGACCAATTTATCACGTTGGTATGCGACCGCTAGCAAGCCCTTGCCAAGGGGCTGCGCCGAGGCCTCCCAGTCAAGAAGAAAGCGCGGATATGAAGGGACGTATTCGGAAGATGCTTTCATCTTCTTCAATTCGACCAGCACGCTAGAAAGGAAGGCTAATGAAAATGGTGCCTCTCGCCCTTCCGCGTGAGCATTTATCGCCGCGGTGACGTCTTCGATTGCTTGTTCAAGGCTGGACATGCGAACTGGCTAAGACAGCGATGCGTACAAATCCATCTACAATGTCCGCTCTCCCCGACTTTTCTGCCATTCAGTCGTCATCGACGGCCGCCGCGAAGCGGACGTTCGTTGTGCCATCCGCTGTCTGAACCTAAGGCAGCTTTCGGTCCTCGGCTTAGATGCCACAAATGTCCGAAAAGTCGGGGGAAGCGGACGTTGCTCAAACGTCTGAGAAACGCTCACGGAGCAGATATCGTATGCCACCGCAAATCGCCCCGCCCGCCGTTGCGACGATTATGATGTTGGATTGTTGGTCAGTCGACACAGGCCAATGAGCACCAACAACGGCGATAACCGCGAATAGGACAACTGCGAGTACATCGATTAGAATTTTCATCGTGTTGATGATTTACAGGCCAACGATGCCTGACTCAATGTCTGCGATGTCGGCGTGTCCGGAACGGCCAGAATTATCGGGAAATCGTTGAAAGCTGCCATCACCCCGCACTTCCGATAGTCACGGGGCGTCCCGCATTTGGACAGCGCCCCCACCAAATGCAGCCCCGCGAAACCCGCTGAACCTCTTGCCATGGTCGCACCATGGCGAATTCCGCAGACCTTGAACGCCGATCGGGCGAACTCCTTCAGGACGGTGTCGTGGCCTCCGTGGATTACGAGGCCGCGACCTGCACCGTGGAACTGGGCGACCTTGTCACCGGCGACCTGCCGTGGTTCGCCCCGCGCGCCGGCGGCGTCACCGTCTGGTCGCCGCCTGTCCCCGGCGAGCAATGCACGGTCCTGTGCCCCGAAGGCGATATCGACAATGGCCGCGTACTGCTTGGCCTGTGGTCCGATGCGAACCCGCCGCCCTCCTCCGATCCTGATCTTGTCCTGATCGCATTCCCCGATGGCGCGAGCGTGGGCTACCACCACGGCGCCCATGCGCTTGCCGCCAGCCTGCCCGCCGGCGGCTCGGCCACCGTGGACGCGCCCGCCGGGCTCACCATCAACGCCGATGTCACGATCAACGGCAACGTCTCGATCGCGGGCAAGGCCGAAGCGTCTGAGGACGTGGTGGGCGGCGGGATCAGCCTGAAGAGCCACAAGCATTCCGCCGTAGCCGCCGGCACCGCGCAGAGCGGAGCGCCCGTGCCATGACCGGCATGTCCCGCACCAGTGGCGAAGCGCTGGACGATGACCTGACGCAGTCGGTTGGCGACATACTCGGAACGCCGATCGGCTCCCGCGTGGGTCTGCGCGACTATGGCTCGCTGCTCCCCGATCTCATCGACCTGCCCATGACGCGGTCCAACATCCTGCGGATCTACGCGGCCTCGGCCGTTGCCCTGTCCCGCTGGGAAGATCGCCTGCAGCTGCAGAAGGTCAGCCTTGCCGCCGGCGCCGAGGCCGGTTCGGCCACCCTGACGCTCGACGGCGTGCGCACCGACACCGGCGCCGCCAACTCCCGCACCCGCCTCGTCCTGCCCCTCTAGCCTCAACCTCTCAGGAGCCTGCAATGGCCTTCAAACACGGCATCACCATTACCGAGATCAGCGACGGCGCCCGCACGCTGACCGCCGTTTCCACCTCCATCATCGGCCTTGTCGCCACCGCAGAGGATGCGGACGCGGCCACCTTCCCCCTCGATCGCCCGGCGCTGATCACCGATATCGAAACCGCGATCGGCAAGGCCGGCACGGACGGCACGCTGGCCAAGGCCCTGCGCGCCATTGCCGACCAAACCCGGCCGGTGCTGGTCGTTGTCCGCGTGGCCGAAGGGGACGACGCGGCCGAGACCGCCAGCAACGTGATCGGCACCACCACCGCCGATGGCCAGAAGACCGGCATGCAGGCCCTGCTGACCGCGCAGGCGCATTTGGGGGTCAAGCCGAAGATCCTCGGCACCCCCGGCCTTGAAACGCAGGCCGTGACCACCGCGCTTGCCGTCGTTGCGAAGAAGCTGCGCGGCTTCGCCTATGCCCGCGCGCTGGGCGAAACCGTGGTGGAAGCGACCGCCTACCGCGCGAACTTCAGCGCCCGCGAACTCATGCTGCTGATGCCGGACTTCCTCGCGTGGGACACGGACACCAGCGCCAACGTCACCAGCTATGCTGCCGCCCGCGCCATGGGCCTGCGCGCGCTGATCGACACCCAGACCGGCCCGCACAAGACGCTGTCGAACGTCGCCGTCGAAGGCGTGGTCGGGCTCACCAAGGACATTCACTGGGATATCGAAGACCAGTCGAGCGAGGCAGGCGTGCTGAACGCCTCGGAAGTCACCGCCCTGATCCGCACCGACAGCGGCTATCGCTTCTGGGGCAACCGCACCACGGCCGAGGCGGAAAGCCAGTTCGTTTTCGAAAGCACCACGCGCGTGGCGCAGCTGATCGCCGAAACGATTGTGGCGGGCATGCTCTGGGCCATCGACAAGCCGCTGACGCCCGCGCTGGCCAAGGACATTATCGAGACGGTGAACGGCTTCGGCCGCCAGCTGAAAACGCAGGGCATCCTGCTGGGCTTCAACGCCTGGTACGACGAGGCGAACAACAGCACCGAGAGCCTCAAGGCCGGCAAGCTGCGGATCGACTACGATTACACCGTGCCGCCGCCGCTCGAAGACCTCGGCTTCAACCAGCGCATCACGGACAGCTACTTCGCCGATTTCTCGGCCCAGCTGGCCGAAACGGCCTGATCCCGGCCGCAACCTCCCTCCCCTGCCTCTCGATCATAGGAGCCCGCCATGGGTATGCCCCGCGTCCTCAAGGACAAGATGCTGTTTAACGAAGGTCTCGCCTACCTTGGCGAGTGCAAGTCGATCACCCTGCCCGTTCTCACCCGCAAGATGGAGGACTGGAAGGTCGGCGGCGGTGTGCTGAAGATGGACATGGGGCAGGAAGCCATGTCGATGACGCACACCTATGGCGGCCCGATGCGCGATATCCTGCGCCAGTACGGCGTCACCACGGTGGACGGCACCTATCTGCGTTTCGCCGGCAACTACCAGCAGGAAGACACCGCCAGCATCGACACGATCGAGGTGATCGTGCGCGGCCGCCATTCGGAAATCGACATGGGCGATGCCGAGGATGGCGAAGCGGGTGAATTCAAAGTCGTGACCGAGGTCGCTTACTACAAGCTGGTCTGGAACGGGCGAACCGAACTCGAAATCGACCCGCTCAATATGATCTTCGTCGTCGATGGCGTGGACCTCATGGCCGCGCGCCGCGCCGCCCTCGGCCTGTTCTGATCCCTCAGGCCCGGCAGCGCGCCGGGCCACCCTTTCCTTTCCCCTGACCACCGGAGATTCCAATGACCAAGCACAACTTCGTTCCCGCTCCTGCACCTGCCGTGCCCGAGTTCCGCACCGTCAACCTCGATACGCCAATCGTGCGCCCCACCGGCGACGTTGCCACCATCCAGCTGCGCAAACCCCGCTCGGGCGAACTGCGCAGCCTCTCGCTGGTCGATCTGGGGCAGCTGAAGGTGGACGCCCTGATCAAGCTGATCCCGCGTATTTCCGCGCCCACCCTTTCCGAGCCCGAAGTGGCAAACATGGAAACGGCAGACCTGCTCGCCTGCGGCGCGGAGATCGGCGGTTTTTTGCTGCAGAAGTCGCAGCGCACGGATGCCCTCGATCGGTAGACGACGCGATGGCGGACATAGCGGTCATCTTCCACTGGCCGCCCGCCTCCATGGACGAAATGGACCTGTCCGAACTCATGGGCTGGCGCGCCAAGGCCGCCCGCCGATCCCAACCTGCTGAGAAACCCGGAAAGCGATAATGGCGGACAAGAACCTTCGGCTACAGGTCATTCTTGAGGGGCTGGACCGTATCACCACGCCCCTCAAGTCCATCACCGGCGCGTCGTCCGCCGCGCGCCGGGATCTTGCCAAGACGGGCGAGGAACTGAAGCGGCTCGATGCCCTGCAAAAGCAGGTCGGCAGCTACAAGGCCAAGGAATCGCGCTTCGGCGACGATACCCGCGCCTATCAGCAGGCAACCCAGCGCATGGCAGAACTGCGCACCCAGCTGCAGGCTACCGAAAACCCCACGAAGAAGCTGAGCAAGGAATTTGCGCAGGCCGAACGGCAGGCCGCAGCGCTGGCCACCAAGCTGGATGCCGGCGGCGCCGAACTGCAGCAGCTGGCCTCGAAACTCTCGGCCGCCGGCATCGACGTTGCCCAGCTGGCCAGCCATGAGAACCGGCTTGCCGACAAGACGGCCGAGGCGAACCGCGCCCTGCGCCAGCAGACCGCCCAGCTGGACAAGGTCAATCAGGCCAAGCGCAATTCGGACAAGCTGAACGAAGTGAGCGCGAAGGCTTCGGGCATGGGCCTCGGCATGATCGCCGGCGGCGCCGCGATGGGCGCGCCCGTGGTCAACGCCACCAAGCAAGCCATGAGCCTCGAAAGCGCCATGGCGGACGTCTCCAAGGTCACCAACATGACCGGGCCGCAGATTGCCCAGATGTCTGACGACTTCCTCGACATGAGCGAGAAGATCCCGATGGCGGCCAGCGAACTGGCCACCATTGCCGCTGCCGCCGGCGCCGCCGGTGTCGGCATGGACAAGTTCGGCAATGCCCTGCCGGACCAGCGCAAGCAGCTGGAAGAGTTCACCAACGACGCGGCCGAAATGGGCGTGGCCTTCGACATGACGGCAGACGTCGCCGGCGAGACGATGGCGAAGTGGCGCACCGCGTTCGAACTACCGCAGGAAGGCGTCCGCTCGCTGGGTGACAAGGTCAACGCGCTCACCAATACCTTTGGCGGCAAGGCGGCCAACGTCACCGACATCATCACCCGCATCGGCCCTCTTGGCAAAGTGGCCGGCCTTGCCGCGCCGCAGATCGCCGCGCTGGGCTCGACGCTCGATTCCATTGGCGTGCCCAGCGAGGTTGCCGCCACCGGCATCAAGAACACGATGCTGGCGCTGACCAAGGGCGAAGCGGCGACCAAGAGCCAGCAGAAGGCCTTCGAAGCACTGGGGCTTCAGGCGACCGACGTCGGCAAGCGCATGCAGAAGGATGCGGCCGGCGCGATCGTCGATGTGATGGAGCGGATCGGCAAGCTGAGCCCCGATCAGCAGTCCGGGATCCTCACCCAGCTGTTCGGCTCGGAAAGCGTCGCGGCCATCGCCCCGATGCTCACCAACCTTGATGGCCTGCGCCAACGCCTCGCGCTGGTCGGCGATGCGGGCAAGACCGCCGGGTCCATGCACGGCGAGTTCCTCAACCGTATCGCCACCACCGAGGGCGCGACCGGACTGGCGGCCAACGCCGTCAATGGGCTGAACATCAAGTTGGGGCAGGCTCTCCTGCCCACTGTCGTGGCTATCTCCCGGAAGGTGTCCGCCGCCGCCGGCGCCGTGCGTGGCTGGGCACAGCAGTATCCCACGGTTGCCAAGGGCATCATGCTGTTTCTCGGCGTGGGCTCGGGCTTGCTCATTGTGCTGGGCGGCCTTGCCCTGGCATTTGCAGCGGTCACCGCCGCCGCCGCGCCGCTGGCCACATTGATGGGCATTACGGTGGGCGTTCTGCTGGGGTGGGTCGTCGCGATCGTGGCCGCCATCGCCGCCGTCGCGGCAGCTGCGTATCTGATCTATTCGAACTGGGACGCCATCGCCGCATGGTTCGGCAGTCTGTGGGAAGGCATCAAGAACGCCGTCAGCAGCGCCTTTTCCTTCTTGGTCGAGGCCTTCCTGAACTTCACGCCCCTCGGCCTGTTGATGCAGGCCTTTGCCCCGGCCCTCGGCTACCTGCGCTCGCTCAACTTCACCGAGATCGGCCGGAACCTGATCCAAGGCCTGATCAATGGCGTCACCGGCATGCTGGGCGCGCTCAAGAACACGATCGTCAGCACGGCAAGCGCGGTTTCGGACTGGTTCAAGGCGAAGCTGGGCATTCACTCGCCCTCGCGCGTGTTCGCGGATCTAGGCGGCTTCGTCATGGCTGGGCTCGATCAGGGCCTCGCGAACAACACCGGCGGACCGCTGCGGCGCATCACAGACCTGTCGGGCCAGATGACGCAGGCGCTTGCCGTCGGCGCCGGCGGCGTTGCCCTTGCGGCGGCCAGCCCCGCTGCTGCCCAAGGCGCCAGCGCCGGTGCTGCCGCGCCCGTGCAGGTCAACCACTACACCATCAAGATTGACGTCACCGGCGGCGCGCAGGCGCAGGATATTGCCGATCAGGTCCGCAAGGCGATCGAGGATATCGAGCGCGAGAAGCGCGGGCGCGGCTTCGGCGACGACGAATAAGGATCGCCATCATGCACCTGATCGCCCTCGGCATGTTCCTGTTCGAGATCGGCACGCTCGCCCACGACGAACTCCAGCGCAAAACGGACTGGCGCCATGCCCGCGCCGGCCGCATCGGCGCGCGCGACGCCACGCAGTTCATCGGCCCCGGAGACGAAACCGTAAGCATGTCCGGATCGGTCTATGCCGAGATCGCGGATGGCCGCGTCTCGCTGGACGATCTGCGCACCATGGGCAACGCCGGCGACGCGCTTCCACTGGTCAGCGGCAACGGCACCGTCTTTGGCAACTACGTCATCACCGCGCTGGACGAGCGCCACGCGGCCTTCCTGCCCGATGGCACGCCGCTGCGCATCGACTTCGCGATCGACCTCCTGCGCGTGGACGATCCGGCCGATGCCAAGGACACGGATGCCTCGGCATGAGTGCGGCGGCCAACAACATCGCAGACTGGCGCGTGACGCTTGATGGCGTGGACCTGTCCGACCGGATGCGCCCGCGCCTTGTCTCGCTCTCCCTCTCCGAAAAGCGGGGGGACGAGGCCGACCAACTGGACATCGTGCTGACCGACACGGACGGCCTGCTGGCCATCCCGCCCGAGGGCGCCGTGCTGAAACTCCAGCTGGGCTGGAAACAGGGCAAGGACGTCACCGTGGGCCTGATCGACAAGGGCAGTTTCAAGGTGGATGACGTTGGCCACAGCGGCCCGCCGGACCAGATCACGATCAAGGCCCGCGCGGCCGACTTCACCAGCGAGATCCGCAACCGCCGCGCGCATAGCTGGAAGGATACCACACTGGGCGCCGTGCTGCGCGATGTTGCCGGGCGCAATGGCCTCACCGCGCGGATCTCGCCGGCACTCGCCGCGATCGCGCTGCCCTCGATCAGCCAGAGCCGGGAAAGCGACGTCGCCTTCCTGCGCCGCCTCGGCCGCGAGAATGATGCGGTGGCCACGATCAAGGACAAGCATCTGATCTTCGCCCCGAAGGGCGCCGGCCAGACCAGCGGTGGACAGGCCCTGCCCACGCTCACCATCACCCGCCGCAGCGGAGACGGCCACCGCTGGCAGCGCCAGAAGCGAGACGGCCAGCAAGGCGTCACCGCGCAGTGGCACGATCGCAAGGGCGCAAAGCGCAAGACGGTCACCGCCGGCACGGCAGACGGCGCGAAGAAGCTGCGCAAGGTCTACCCGGACGAAGCCTCGGCCCGCCGGGCAGCAACAGCCGAGAACGCCCGCCTGAAACGCGCGCCGGCCACCTTTGATATACGCCTGGCGCTCGGCCGTCCCGATGCCTTCCCCGAAGCCCGCGTCGCCGTCACCGGCTACAAGCGGGAGATCGACGGGACGACATGGCTGATTTCAGAGGTGACGCACAGGGTGGATACCTCGGGCGGCTTCACCACGGATTTAAGAATGGAGACGGCGCCGTAAGGCGCCGAAGCCTCAAAACATACCGATCAGCCATCGCCGCCCGCTCCACCCGAATCGGCTGGGCTTGGGACTTTGTCGCCATTCCCGCTCCGGCCCCGAAAGGCCCGCTTCGGGCCGTTAGCGGACTGGCCGGTTTGGAGTGGGTAACATGCGAAGCGGACAACGACGATTACTTCTGAGGCGTGGCTTCATCCTCAGCCTGTTGACGCCACCGTTGGATCAGCCCTTTCGGCGGCAGGGCCGACTTCCGCACCGTGTCGATAAAGTCGGCGATGTCGTCGTCGGTCAGATTCAATGCTTCGAGCCAGTTACCTCGAAGCCCCTCCTTCGAGATGGTCTTGATGGTCTTTCGCTTTTTTAGCGGCAGGCCGCTCTCGAAGACATGAAGCTCGTTCGCATCGAGCATTTCTCGATGATGGTCATAAAGCTCTGCGCTCTCATGCTTTATGACATTGGCCGTCATCCGCAACCGCTCCAGCCTCGGCTTGTCGATAGGCCAACCTTTCTTCGTAAGTTCGCCATATGCCTTGTTACATTGGTATTCCGGGGCCTTCAGCGCATAGCAGACATGTTTCTCCCAAACATGATGGATCATGATCGCGAAGGCTTGCCGATGCGATTGGAGCGCGCTTTCTGCGATAAGCTGGTCGGCAAGGACATACTCGCCATGATCGAAGACCTGGCCTGTCTCTTCATCTTCCCAAACGGCGTCCACCTCTCCGGCTTTGACCTCTGCGAGAAATTCGTCATACTTTTTTACGGCGACCACATACTGTGCGGTGAGGGCTTCTTTCCCAGCCTTGTAAGCCCCCCATATCGGCTCAAGAGCGAAGTTCAGCATGAAGTAGGTCAGATCAGCCATGGGTGTCGGGCTCAGGTAGTTGACGTTGTCGCGAACTCATAGACGCCAAATGCCGCATGTCCCAGAGCCGACCATAATTTGAGTGTCGGCTTTCGGGCGAAAGAAAATTGCAATCGAACGTCGGAAAGGGGCGCAATGCGGGCTAGCTACGCACGTCCCATAGCCGCCGTTTCCGATTGCCCCTATGACGTGGCTATGACTCCAACTGAAGCATTCGCCTCCTTCGCTGCCACATTAACAGGGCAGACAATCAGCCATGTTTGGCGTGGCTATGGTTCTGCCCTTTTCATCGAGATCGGCGAGTTGTCTCCGCGAGCTAGACGAGATGGCTCGATAGGCAATCCAGAAGGCGAAGTTTCCCTCGGCGTTGAGTGGAGTTGGCGCGTAGAAGATGCGACCGCAATCCTTTGCGGAAGCTGGAGTGCAGAAGATCTCTGGGAACCTGCTCTCTCGCTGCTACGAGAGGCACGGATCGCTCGATGCGAGCTATTCGGTGCTTTACCCGAGGTCGCAATTACAACCGAGACAGGTGTGCGCTTTCTCTCGTTTTCCACGACAGATGGGCAGCCGCAGTGGCATCTAGTGGACCATCGCGATGGTCCACCACGCTGGTTTACTGTTCGAGCTGGCAGGCTTCACCTCGGAGATGGGACGACCCGGTAGCTATCCCACTGTCCACACGAAACTTTTTTCCCGCAGCGATTGTCACTTTCCTACAAACCTGCGAACGCTCAGTTAGAACAAATCAGAAACAAAGGAGCGTTAGGTTGAGTGCGCGCGTCTTCCGGGTGACCCCAGCTTGCGAGCTTGGTTGTCTGTATTGTTCCGTCAGGTGCGCGACGATGGTTTGGATGCGTGACGATTTGTGGCGGGATCTGGAGGAACTGTACCGGCTGCAGGCAGCGCGGCCGACATTGCATCAAGCAAAACTGGTCCGATCGCTGAGAGCCCAGTTGGAAGCCGCCGAGCAAGAATTTCAGCGGCTTCGTCCAAAGTCGCCCCCTCAGGAATCAGAACAAGCAGGCTGCGGAACATATCGCGCAGCGCAGCTTCATTAGGCAGCGCCAACTGGAGGGGGACATATTGAACCTGAGGCCTTGCAGCTTCTACCGCCCGCGCTTCGGGCTCCGCCTCATTTTCATTCAATCCCGCAAGAGTCATGACATCGGCTGGATCGACGCCATGGTCGGCCAATACAGAGGCAACTTTTCGGGTAAAATCCAATGGCAAGAATGGCTTCTTATAGCCAGCCTCGCTCTCATAACGCGCATAGGTTCCTAGTGGAAGGCCAAGCAGTTCAGCCATCCGACGGACGGTGATCCTGGACGTTGCCGACTTGCGCAATTCTCTCAATTTCGTGGGTGCACGTTCCATCGGCGCAATGTCCGACATTTCCGAACACTGTCTCACCCTATTATCGGATTGACCCACGTTCGCAAATGTGGAACACGGTCGACATGAAATCGAGTGACACACTGTTCGACTTATTCGGTGGTATTCGCCCGATGGCCCGCGACCTCGAACGACCTGTCGGCACCGTCCATGGATGGAAGAAGAAAGGCCGCGTTCCCTCGGAAGAGCAACCACATATTCTCGTAGTTGCAGCCCGGCTCGGCCTCCCGATTACCGCTGAGCATGTAGTCTTTCCACTCGGTCGCCATGCAACTGATGTAGCAGCCTCTGCAAACGCGGTCGTTTGCGATAAAATTTCGAAAGCGCAACGAAAGGGCCCCTCGCAGTGACTAAGGTTCGCGCGCCCCTCACTTTCTCCCTCGCTGTCACCACGGTCGTCGGCCGCATTGGCTGGAAAGCCGCGGGTTCGATCACCCGCCGTGCGGTCCGCACTGTCCGGCACTGGAGCGAAAGCGACAAGCACGGCTCCCCCACGCTCGATCAGGCCATCGCGCTCGATCGCGCGTTTATCCTCGCCGGTGGCGGCTATGCCCCGATCCTTGAAAGCTACGCCCGCCAGTTGGACGTTGCCATGGTCGATGCCTCCGGGTGCCGTGAAGCTCTGGCCGATGATGTCGCGCTGATCTCGCGCGAAACCGGCGATGCCATCAGCCATTGCATTCAGGCGCTCCAGCCGGGCGCTACGCCTGCGCAGATCTACCGCGCCATTGCCGAAACCGAGGAAGCCGACGCGATTTTCCCGCGCCTGATCGGTCGCTTGAAAGCCCTTCTGCCCGGCAATGGCGCCGGCCGCGAAGCCACGGGGGTAAATCACTGATGTCGGGTCGTCCTGCCCAACTGCCGCACGTCACCTGCCCGGCCTGCGGAGGCCGCGCCTTTGCGCGGACTTCCGGCAAGACCAGCGCGCTCTATCGCGAGGTCTATTACCACTGCCGCAACCCGGATGCGTGCGGGCACACCTTCGTGGTCGCGCTCGAACCAATCCGCACGATCAAGCCCAGCCGCTACCCCAAGCCGCTGCATGAACTGCCCCTCAGCCAGTGGCGCGATGCCGCCAATGACCGGGCAGACAACGACAACAGCCTGCCGCCCGAACCGGGGACCAGCTCCCCCGGCGACTGACCTGAGGGCCACCCCGGCCTGACTTACCCCTAGCGCACTCCCCTGCCCGGCTCGCTTCCGGGAACGCCCCTGTTTTGCCCAAATTCGGAGCCTGCCCCATGCCATCCACTCACAAGGCCGCGCCATCGCTTCCGCTGCTGCGGGCCTTCTCCGCCATCTGCAGCTGCTGCGAAGCAACCGGGAACACTCTCATGCCTCACCTGCCCGCAGGCTGGGCCACCGAAACGGTCAACGGCACAACATCGGCCTATTGCCCCGATTGCGCCATCGATCTGCCGAAGGCCCGCCGCCAGTGAGCGCGCCCATCGATCACCGCGAAATCCGCGCCATCGTCGTGGAACTCAGCCCGGTCTGCACAGAAACGCAGCGCCTCACGGCCTTCGCCCAGCGGGTAGAGAAAGTTGCGATGCGCTGCCTGCTCACCGCGATCGCCGTCCTTGGCTCTACCTGCATCGTCGCGCAGATCGCCATTCGCCTCGGCACTGCAGGCTGACGGTCATGGCGGAATTTCGCTTCAACGACCTGTTCGCCGGCCCGCCGGATCTTCGCAAGATCGAGGAACTGGTGCGCTGCTGCGAGCGCCGCAAGACCCGCGCGACTGAGAAGCTCACCGCCGCCGAAGCGGAAACCGCAGCCGCGCAAGCCGCCTATGAACGGGCCGTCGCCGCCCGCGCCAATTGGATCGCGGCCAGCCCCGATCCGCAACTCCTCATGCTGTGAAGGGACTGAAAATGGCCGAAACCACTGACGACCGCCTGCGCCTCCTGATCGAGCGCATCGAGCGCCTGGAAGAAGAAAAGAAGGGCATCGGTGACGATATCCGGGACATCTACAACGAGGCGAAGGCCGTCGGGTACGATGTGAAGATAATGCGCCAGATCGTGCGCATCCGGAAAATGAAGCCGGATGATTGCCGCGAAATGGACATGCTGCTGGATACCTACAAAACCGCGCTGGGGATCGACTGA